TAGTATCAATTGCACAAGTTCCATAAGCGTCCGGAGTAATTTTATTTTCAATAGTCCATCCAAAATCACTTGCGTGCATAAGCAAGCCCTGAGAAATAAAGTTTCCTTTTCCACCAAAAGTAAATTTTTGAGTTCTTACTTTATAATGACGTTTTTCAAGAAATGCAAAGCATTCTTTATCTGCTGGTACTTTAGAATCAATTTCAAAATAAATTGCAGGGTCACCGGGTTTAAATTGTTCTTTGTGAACCATAACATGCCATCCGCCAACAACTGCACTTTCACAATTATCAGAGCCAACAATCGGTTCAATTTTATCAATTAGAACTATATAGGCCAATTCACGCTGTTGAGTTTTTGGATTTAGCATCTTTTCTTACCTCTCTTAAATTTTTTCCATAATAATTTACAATCGTTCTACGAACTGTTTCTTCTGCTACTCCTAATAAATTTGCCATTTCCTTTAAGGTTTTGTTTTCTTCAAGATAGATATTAATTTGATTTATATCTAAATAAATTTTCTGTGTATTGGTATGAGTTAATCGATCACCACGAAGTTCTGTAGGAGTCATGTTAAAAAATTCTTTACACTTATTATAAAAGGTTTTTCTACTTATATTATATTTTTTACATATATCTTCTACAGACATAAAATCTTGTATATCTTTTTCTAAAGCATTTTTATCAACATAAATCGTATTAGTTGCTTTTGAAGATACATTTAATTTTTCTCGTAATTCTGGTGTAATTTTATGTTTTCCTTTATTATTTTCACTAATTTTCTTAGAAGTTTCTTCTTTATGAGGATTACTAGCCCATGTATCTCCACCACCGCCACCAATAGTCATATTATATCCAATATCTTTATTAGTAGTATTATAAAATTTAATCCAATATATTTCTCTTTCATCTAATAGATTATCTTCACATTCTTCGATTAATGATGGAATAAAATTATCATATCCATATTTATTCATAGCATCATACAGATAACGATTAATATGCTTTTTAGCATTTTTTAAATGCGTCTCAAAACGTTCTTCAACAGTTTTTCGTGTTTGACCAATATATAATTTACCATTTACAATATTAGTTATTTTATAAATATATCCCATAATAACACCTCTTTTACATATTATTCCCACAGGAAATGTGTAAAAGATAAGATAAAATTCTACTATTTTATTCTGCTTTATTAAAATATTTTATTTAAATCATCCTTTCTCTCTCTTTCTTACATAATAATTATATCATAAATTTGAAAAATGTCAATTACTTTATTTCCATCTTACAATACGCCAATCATTAGCATAATATGTTATACCATCAATTGTGATTATTGCCCAATTACCTGAAATACGAACAAAATTACTACATTCTCCTTTAATAATTGAGCCATCTGGCATAATAATCATGCCCATACCATAATCGGCGCCTGCAGTAGAATTACTCATTGAGGCGCATCCAGTAATTAAAAGGCAAGTAAAAATTAGTATAAAAATAAGAACAATTTTCTTCATTTATCTGTCTCCCTATGTTCAATTCGCCATTCACCAGTATCATCATCAAACCAAACCATTAGAACAACTTCCTGTCCATTCTTACGCCCATAGACGTAATTGCGAATAGAGTACGAAATGCCGCGAACCTGTTCAATTTCATCCATCGCGCCAGAGTCAAGGACAACTTCACATATCTTATCATATAAATAATCTTTAAACTCATTACTCATATTATTTCTCCGTAGTATAAAAGAGCTCTACATGACTTCCAACATCATACCAAGTTTTTCCATCCTGTTTCCATGAACGTATATAATAACTTTTAAAATTAGGACTGCCCTTTGGTTTCGCAGCATTGGCCTGCTTAATAAAATTGTTAATAGAACGATATACATCTTCGCTATTCTCGCAATTGGCAATCTGACGGGCATCACCGAACTGATTTTCAAACCACAGAGTCATTTTTCTTTTCCTCGCTTTCTTCTTTAATAACACCATCATAGTCTAATATCATTTTTGTTAGTATTTCAAACTTGCATGATGGACATGTGATATAAGAATTATTATGTATATCCTCTGGTCCATATCCTAATACTGCAAAACAGCTAGGACAGCGGCAAATTAGACCGCGATAGTAATTATTTAATAATTTCATATTTCTTTACAGTACCAAACAATAGTACATTTCTCTCCATTAATTTCTTTGTGCGCCTTGACTTTCATTTTTAATTTAATAACCATACCAACTTCAAAATCTTTGGCGCCTGTTTCCCATATGTAGATATTACCTTCGGCATCACACATAGTATGCGTATGCTTTTCACCGAAATGATCTTCACACTTTGTATTTTTTGTAATACTAACTTCTTTTTCAAGCCAATCATTTTCTTGCCCTTGGAAGGCACTAACATTATTAGTAGACTTACCATAATGATTGGCAATATATTTAGTGACTTCTTCATGCGGTTTCATCCTATCATCATGATCTTGCACTTCTTCCCATTTAAGTTGAATAGCTTCAATTCCTTTAGGTAATTCTGGGATTTCAATATGAGAAGGAGTATAGTAATTGAAAGTAAGATTGCGCCAAAATGATGCACGATTGGACTCAACTAATCTTTCAAGAAGATTTTCATCTCCACGATAAATCGTTATATATCCAGGCTCACGGAAACCAAAGGCATAACGTGCATTAAAGTCCATTATATCATTTTCTTTTTGTTCATCTGGATACATCCGTTTGTATTCAGCATCAGTATACCAACGCACTTTTTTAATGCCTTTTGGCGCGATAACGTTGATATACATACGCCCATTTTCTTTAAATGGCTCGCCGCTAAGTTCTAACTTACTATACGTTTTCGCTACAGGCATTTTCTTACTTCCTTTCATATTTTCTATAATTATTATATCATAAATTAAAAAAAAATCAACCATTTAAGGTTGATAAAAATTAAAAACATCAAAATTATCTAATGGGATTTTTAAATCAAGCCAGTCAAGGATTGGATATAGATAAACAAGTGGATCATCCTTGATTTTAAATGAACACATTAAATTATCTAATCCTTCTTCACCATTTTGGGCCTTTATAGAAAGAGCATTTTTAAAAATAAGTAAATCTTTTAATTCAATTCTCTTTTTCATCATGCCATCCTTACTACATAATCAAATGGTTGTTTTTCAATCCAATTTTTATTATATTTACTTATAGGATAATAATAATATTCTCCATCTGATACATAGGCTTGCTCAGAAGCCTTAACAAAATCTTCACTTTCAATAAATTTAATATATTCTTCTTTAGTCATGAAGATATCTTTGTAATCGCGCCAATAATCCTCTACTGGCTCTGCATCAAGGAAAAGATCATTAATTTCAACATTATGATGTACATGAGAAGCCCAGTCTCTATAGCGTAAATATTCTGGTGGTATTACTGATACAAATAGTCCCTTCTCATTTAGATAAGTATTATGAGCATCAATAAGTACACCTACTTCCCATCGTCCTTCATCTTTATAAAGTACTCGTTTACCTTCGTGGATATCTAGTTCCATTTTAACTCCTTTTATAAAATATATTTAATATAATAATGCATTAATTCTTGTTGCATTTCTTCAATTAGTTTAAGACCCTCTACTTCAATTGCCTGTTGAATAGGAGTCTTTTTAAAATTATCACGGTAGTCATCTAAAATATTTGCAATACTTGCACATCCATCATTATAATATGCATCATGTGACTCCATAGTATCACGCTTTGCATGAAGTGCTTCTTGATAATCACGCGGTAATAGTTTAAGCAATTGAAAGGTATCTGTAAAGTTTAAGAAGTTATCTTTCATGCTATAAAGTCGCAATGCGTGCGAATAACGTTTTCCCGCGGGCATATTACGCTTAGTAAGCTGATGTGCCATGCCCGCCATTGCATAAAGCATATGTTCATAATTACAATGAAGCATTTTATTTAATGTATTCTCATTATCTAAATACTTTGTTAAAATATCGGCATATGTCGGTTCATAATAACGGCGTCTGCTAACAAAGCATTCAAGACTATTAGGAGAAGTTTTTTTAAGTAAATTAAGAGCAAGCCGAATATCTTTATACATACATTTTCCATCGGCTACTTCAAATTCACCACTCTTTGGATCATTTCCAAGATATAAGTCGCGTTCAGAAGGAAGAATAAAAGTAAATGTATCATAATCACTATTATCATTATCTAATGCATAATTTTGTGATCCGATCAAAACGGTCATCGCCGCTTCATAACCTAAATTTTTAATAAATTCATGATGTTCTTTTACTTCTTTTGGGATATTCATTCTCTTACCTCCTTACTATAATAATTATATATGAAATTAAGAAAAAAGTCAAGCAATAAAATTATTACTTGACTAAATATTCATCGCCTAATAGCATTTCTAATAAAAGCGTTAAAGCTTACGCTTTAACGCTATGAATATTTTTATATCTATCACTATTCAATTTAAGCAGCATCAAATCTACACCATCTAGACCTGAAAGAATGCTTTCAATCATACTCATAGAAAAACCACTTACATAACTAAATCCTTCTCCAATAGCTGGAATATTATTTTGGCGACAATCTAGATTCCAAAATATTACCCTAGGAGCAGTATATCCATATCGTTTCCATTTTCTAATTTGTGCTTCAATAACAGTATCAATTTGTCCACGATTTAGTACTCCACGAACGCTCCATCTATCATAGCTTCTTGCGCCCGAGGTTAAACAATGATTGAACTCCATATCAGAAAATATATAGATGGTATGTGGCATCTCATCAGGAGAAACATGATTTCTCAAACCAGTATCTAATAGCATATCAAATACTGCCTCAATATTAGTACTGTTACCCCAATCAGCCTGGCTGGCGCGCTGGAACTTATCATAAATATCTACGCCAGTAAATTCAACGAGCTGCGGATTATCGCTAAAAGTAATAAAGTGATTATGAAAAGGGCCTTTCCCACGTTCTGCAATATATGCGCCCATAGAAACCGCGGCTTCCATAGGAGTGCCAGTCATACTACCACTTACATCTACTACAGCGATACCCGGTTCAGTTTTCCCGCGATAATAATCTGGAAGTGCGTTCCAATATTTCTGCCAAGCATTTCTTTCAGTTTCTGAAGTATGACAAGAATTAAAAATCTGATGTGCAATATCTACAGGATTTAGCACATTAGCATTAACTTTGGTTTCTTTGTTAGACATAAATTGTGCATAACGTTCTTTAGTTTCTTCACGCCGCATAAAGGCATTTTTATAAAGAAGACCTGCGCGAGAAGGGAGTTTGTCAAATGCAATAGAATCCCATTCATTTTGACTCATAAGAGTTTCAACAAGATTACAAGCTTTCCGGCCTTCAGACAACATTTGACGATACTGCTTTTCAGTAAGATTGAATTCACTAGCAAACTTGCGGCCACGTGTCTGTGTACTTCTAGAAGAAGTATTGATTGAAGGCATCCATTTATAAAGCAAATGGTCTTCATTTTTATCTAATGCCCATTTGATATATCCCATCATAGCACCTTCGCAAGGGGTGTCGAATAGTTCAAATAAGTCATCCCAACGACCATACTCTTTAACAAGAGGAATCAAGTGTTCCATTTCAGAAGGATATTCATTAGCTAGCCAACGAATACATACCCGAAAGAAACGTCTCTCACCGGCGCCGCCGCGAACGTCTCGAAGATAAAAAAGGCAACGAAGTGCATAAGTAGCATCTTCCTCATAAGCCTGTTTAAACATATAAATTACATCGTCATCAGAGCGATTACGCATTGAACCGCCCATACCAAACATATCCAATACCTTGTTGAAAGTAGATTTATGAGTAATGCCACAATTTTCAGTTAGTCCATAATTACTTTCATTTTTTAGATTCTTTAGTAGTTCGTTCATTTTCATTCTCCTTTTCATCTGCGCCGCTATCGCGACGGAAGGTACATTCTTTTATACAATTGTTACAGGGATGTCCGATTTGACAATCAGAATAATCCCAAACTTTTTCATCTTTCATAATAATAATTATACTATAAATTTTACAGAAGTCAAATACTAAGTGCTTTAATTTCAGCCTTAATTTGCTCAAGTGAAATAGGATAACAATTGTGTGCATCCATTTCTACATGATAACAACTATCTGCAAGATCTTTCCATCTATCTTGAGTATGCGTATGCCCACAAAGACACCAAGTTTTATGCTTTAGAGTATCATCGTAATTAGCAACTTTAGTAGGATAATGACTAAGATAAAAACGCCATTTACCATCTTTTAATATATATGCCCAAGCATTATCTTTATTTTCGCTAATAAGTTGAACATTGGGACAAGCTGCGAGAATCTGGTCTACTCGATTATCAGAACAATGATTTCCTCTAATCCATCGAATTTCTCCATTTAGACGCTTAATATAAGTAATTGCGGCTTCAGTATCCGATAATGCCATATCACCAAGATGGTAAACAATCGCACCCTGGCCTTTTGGCACTACTTCATTCCAACGTTTAACGATTTCTTCATTCATTTCTTCTACTGAAGAAAAGCCGCGAGGCTTCCATAAAAATTCTTTATTATGGCTAACAAAAGTGGGTATCGCTACAAAAAAACACCTCACTCATACTTCAATCACTTCCTTTGCACGCTCATCTTCATCAAGTGAAGGAGCTCTAAAATCACGACACATATTACGAATTACAGTTTCAGGAACATTAGCTCTGCCTTCACGATTAGCATTGTGTTCAATACATGTATCTACATTTACATTAAAACTAACATAAACAATTTCATAGTCTTTAAAATACATATCAATTGCTTGTGTCAGCTTACGGCGGGAAAACTCATTCAAATGAGTAGCATCGGCAATACAATCAAAGCCATCAACAAGAGTCTGCCGAATGGTGTTAGCAAAGCGCCGAAACACTTCCTTTTCGCGCGAAAAATAACTCTCATCGGGATTTACCAATTGAAAACGAATCTCATCTCGAGATACATAACGAATATCATCATGTTCTTTCATAAAGTTTGCTGCCCAGGTGGTTTTGCCGCATCCGCTCGGCCCGCACATAATATATAAAGTAGACATAATATCAGCTCCTTTCTTACATAAAAATTATATAATAATTTTTATAAAAAGTCAAATAAAAAAGTGGGACAGCAAATGCTGTCCCGAAGTAAATTTGCCAGTCTTAAGGGGCGACTTTTGCTTAATGCATTATCCCACTGGCGCCGCGCGGTGGCGATTTTAGGTGCCGCCGCCATCACACCTATGATACACAGTCGTTATTATACAGAGTGACTGGTACCTCTGAGGCCGATTT